ACTTAAATCAATACGCATCTTCTCACCTTCAGAGAAGTTATCATATACAAAATCATCCCTATGTCTTGACTTGATTGACTCCTGGAAGTTCTCATCTAGGTTGAATGCAACAAAGAACTCTAGAACTTGTAAGTATTTATTGATCAGAGTGTTCATGGCAGGTAAGTATTCTTTAATTATTTTAGTCCGAATACCTGTATCCTTGAGCATCTCACCAGCTATATCGTTGTATAATAACTCATCGCTAGCTTTATCTAAGTCCTCACGGATATCGTCGGCCTCATTTTGCATGTCTAATAGATCAGCATTAGGCTTTGCCACATCAACCTCTTTAACACTTTTGTTTTGTAATGTATTATACCGTTGGTTATGTGAAGCTATATCAGAACTAAGATCCTTCATACTGTTTACTTGTGTACGTACATCTTCTAATGATAAAACTATAGCATCGTATTTATCTGCCACAGTCTTCATCTCTTCATTTGTTATTGCTGCAGCCTTTTTAACAACATCAAGCATTGATTCCTTTAATGTAGATGTGATCTCTTGTGTACAGGTTGGGCATTCATCATTGTTCTCAAAGAACTTAGCTTTACCCACAAGATCTTTCATGTCATGATTACATCTGCCTTTATCAGTATTAAGCTGATCCTTTATATCCCTATGTGTTTGCAATGCAAGATCAAGTCCATCTGGATATTCTTTTAATTCTGTTGTTAATTCTTTTACTTTGTCATATGCTTCTTGTATTTCAACGTCATATGATTGCTTTGCATCTTCATTAATAGATTCTAGCTGAGCTATATGTCTTCTTTGATATTCTATTGCTTTTTTCTGCACATCTAGATTTATCTTTGCAGTCTTCGCTGCATCTCTACTTACACTATTACGTTGCTTGAGTACTGTCTTCATCTTACTAAACACACCTATGTCTAATAGATCTTCAATGACATCTCTTCTATCCCATGCTTTTAATTGCATGAACGGTATAAATGAAGATGATCCTAATACTACAATCTGATGGAATGATTTATGATTAAGCTTTAATATGTTTTGCTCTAAGAACTTTTGATAGTCTCTTACATTTGTTTGTTGATCTATCATATTACCATCTTGATAGACTTCGAAATTATTTGGTTTAATACCTCTATGTACTCTCCATTCATGACCAGCAGTTTCGAATTCTATATCTACTTCACAGTTCTTACCATTCACTGAGTTAACTAATCCACCTCTCTTGACATTCCTATGTGGTTTGCCAAACAAAGCAAATGATATAGCATCTAAGATAGTTGACTTACCTGCACCATTCGTACCAACAATAAGAGTTGTTGGTGATTTATCAAGGGGTATTGTTATTGGATTGTTACCGGTTGAGAGAAAGTTTTTGTACGTGAGATTTTTAAATAATATCATGGGTATATTATATCACAAATATTGGGAAAGTACATACTTATGCTTCTGAATCTTGTATGTTATTTAATGTCTTTGGATCAATTGGAGTTGTTTCAGTTTTTATAAACATCATGTCCAATCCAATAGTTTTTACTTGTTCAAGGAAGTGATCACAACTATTATATAAGGTAGCTGCAAATAGACCTGTTTGGAAACTCATATCCATATGCATTTCCTCTTCATCTATGCCATGTTTTTTAATAGCTAATTTCATAAAGTATTGACCAGTAGCTGTTAGTGTTCCACAATTCATTTTCCAATACTCTAGACCACCAAGTACCATAAGCACTAATGATTCATCTTCAAAGTATTGTCTATACTTCTCTTTATCGATGTCAGCTGTAGGCTCTTCATCAATATCAATACCTCTACCAAATACTTCTTGTGCAATTGGTACTAAGTGATCAACTACTACACTAGTAGTGGCATCTTGTTCACCTACAGGTTTGGGGCTAAAGTCTGTCCATATTTGCTCTCCCATGACTGAGCCCATCCATATTACATATAGGCAAACAAAAATAAATACCGAGGTTGCTATTCGTATTCGTGTCATTTTCTTCATTGTATCTCCATGTCTATTGCATCATTATATAAACTGTTCATCAGAGTCTTGAGCTTATCTTTATCTAGATCTGTATTCACACCATCTATATAACCAGCCATAAGGTCAGTTGTATTTTCTACATCTTCTATACTGGTGAGCACATTCTCACCTAAAAATTCTGAGAAGTTCTCAGCTATTTTCAGATCATGTGTATTAAGATCTGATATTCTTTCAATGAACTTATCAAACATAAATGGGTTAGACTTATTACCTACAATAACTTTAACAAATTTATCTGTAAGAGTATTTATATCGTAATTTGTGTAGTCTTGTGTGGTATCATCATAATATATTTTATGGAATAACGTTAATGGATTAGCTATAGCTTCTAATGTTTTTGTCTCTGTATCAAATACATGGAAATATTTCTGATCAGCAGCATCTGCCCATGTGAATTCCATTTGGCAACCAAGGTATCTTATATTACCTTGTTGTGAACTTGCATGATAATGACCAGACAAACACATATCAAAATGTTTAAATGGTTCTACACCCATACCACTTCCCTTTGGTTGTTTAATACCTCTCATCATTTCAAAGTCTTGCAACTCTAAATGACCCATCATAATACCTTTGTTAGCTGCTAAGAATTTAAAAGACTCTTCTTGATTCTCTGGATTGATCCATGGTATTAAATGAACTTCACATCCGTCATAGTTCATCGTCTTAGGTTTCATTATAATATTAATGTTACTTGTATAGTATCCTAATAGTTCTTTAAGAGAACACAGATCATTTGTGTTCTTATGAAATACATCGTGGTTGCCTGGAATAATATCCATGGTCATACCAGCTTTTTTCATAGGTTCAAGGAAATGATTTCTGTTAGCATTCAATGCTTTGAAGTTTACAAACTTACGATGATCATAATAATCACCGAGATGTATTATCTTTGTGATCTCATTATCTTTACAGAAGGGAAAGAATATTTCAGAATAGAATCTCTCTTGGAAATCTATGAATATTTGTGATGAGTTTCTTACACCACAATGAGTGTCATTAAGTATCGCTATCTTCATTTAACTGGATCTCCTTTAAACCAAACAACTAAACTATATCTTATACCTTTTGTAACTCTATCTACCTTATGCCATACATGAGATGGGAATACATTGATAGAACCTTTAGGTCTTCCTGCATAATTCTGTATAGGTTTTGTTTTACCATAATCTATTTCATTATCAAAATACATATCGCCGCCTTCAAAATCGTCATTAAGATTAACAGTGACAGACAACTTTCTTATCTTACCATATGTATCTGGTTCCATAAATGAATCTCTATGCCAATCATAATATTGATCATGACCATATTTTGTAAATTGTAATGCCATGACTTCTTCCCATTGCAAATTCCAACCAGCTTCTTGATTAGCTTTCTTTACATATGGATGTATTAAATCTAAGATCCATGGGTCATATAACCATACGACTTCTGAGTCTCTATTAACACTTACATTACCACTACTAGTCATCCCTTGTGTTAGTTCTTGTGATAAGGCATATTCAATAATCTGGTCACATGTTCCAGAGTCTATTACTCCTGGAAATGACCAGACAAAGTTTTTAAATCTCACTATGTAACAACTCTATGCTCAGGTTTCCATCCTAATTCTTTTAGTTCGGTTATATCTGCACATGTTACTACACGTTCTGTTGTTGGATTCATAGCATTTATCTGGGGTGATCTGTATGGCATTAGTTTTGCCGCTACCTCTTTTAAATTAATTGATTCACCTGTTCCTATATCTACACATTTACCAACCATTATATCATAGTTTTCTATCAATGTACATACAGCAGAACATAAATCTTCTATATGAGTCCAGTCTCTTTCATGATATCCATTAATATATTTAACTGTCTCAGGTTCATTTGTCATTTTATAATACATCATATCCTTTCTTCCTGGATAAACTGTATGAGGTCTAAAGCCTACGAAGTGATGTCCGTCCAGTTCATTAACCTTTTTGGTTGTAGCATATGGATTAGTCCACCATTCATGAGCATTAGAACTTGATGCATATAAACATTTCATATTACGTTCTTTGCAAAAATCAAATACTGCTCTTGTACCAAGTACATTAGTCTCCCAATAATCTTGAGGAATCTCTAAAGATTTACGAACACCTGTTAAAGCAGCAAGATGGATAACCATATCAAACTTACCTTTTATGTAATCAAACTCAGTGATCTCTTTACTAAAGCCATATATCTTATGACCTTTCTTTTCTAAATACGGTGATAGGTGACTTCCTATATAACCATCATGTCCTGTCATTATTATATTCATCTTAATTCCTTATTAATTTCACAGGCTTTTTCTAACAGTTTTAATTTACCGCCACCCGATTTTACAAATGCAGATGTATCTTTAGGGAAACACATACCTCCAAAGCCCATCTTCTTATCTGGTCCTGGAACCATCATATGACTATTGCCAATACGATCATCCATACCTACTAATTCAGTTAGCTCATCAAATCCATCTTCACCAAACACCTGCTTTAATTCATTAAAGAATATAACCTTTGTTGCAAGGAATGAATTGATTGTGTACTTAGCAAAACATGCTGTCCTGATATCAGTAAACTTTCTTGTCTCCATCCTTATACCAGCATTCATAAATATTGAATACCAATACCTACACTGATGTCCACCAAAGATAGCAAACCTCTGATTTAGAAATTCTTCTTTAGAATCAGCTTCTGTTAAAAATTCTGGATTGGTTGTTAAGAATTTATCACCAGCCAGTAACTCTATAAGCTCAGGTGATATAGTTGACTTAATAAGGATAGGTACTTCTCTTGCATGCTTACGTATGTCATAGTGATACTGTTCAATCAACATATCATCACATTCACCTGTCGGACCTTGCGGTGTAGGTAAACATATAATGATACCATCATAATAATTATAATCAGCGTAATCATTAATGCCATCATCCAAAGGATTCATATCCTTAGGTGGATCCATGATCTGTATATAATTATCTGGATCTTTATTTAAACCATTATATACTGCCTCACCTACAACACCAAATCCTACTACTAATAGGTTTTTCAAGTCATCACCTTTTCTAATCCTTTTTTAACTTTAACCTTCTCTTCCTTCTCAAAGTCTTTAATAGCAGTGTCAGTCTCTCTGATCTTAGAGATCTTCTCACGAAGTGTATCAAGGAATGACTGATCAATTGGACTGTTCATATCAATGGCAGAAACAAAGTCTTCAATGTTTGCTTGCTCCATGAACTTGAATTTAATATCTGATTGCTTTTTCTCTTTAACGATTCTACGTATGAAAGCGAAGTAAGCTATTTGAGTAAAGTATGAGAATGCATTAGGTTTACCTGTACGGGTAGATGCATCTATTCTATAATTGTATATTGCTTTAAGGCAATTCTCTACACCATCCATTACCATTTCATCACGGTATGTATATCGTACAAAGTTTGGTTTGTGTGATAGGCCTTCACAAATCTTCATAAAGCATATGGCGATATAATCAGGTACAATCGGATTCTTTGTTCCATCTTCTTTAGCTTGATTTGCTTCAGTTACATAGTCAACTACAGCATAACTAAACTGCCTATTGTTTACGTAATGGGGTTTGTCTCTAGGTTTAATTTTTTCAGTCATAACTTTCTCCATGTTGTATACATTATATCATATAAAGCTCAAATGTACATACTTACACGCTAAAAGATGAGCCGCATCCGCATGTTGTTTTTGCTTGTGGGTTTGTCACACTAAACCGTGATCCTTGTAGATCTTCTAAATAATCAATTGTAATTCCTTCTAAGTATTGATAGCTCATTGGATCAATACGTACTTCCATACCATTCTTCTCAAGACTAAAATCACCGTCTATCATCTTCTCATCTAATATAAAACCATAATTAAAACCTGAACATCCTCCACCTGTGATATAAACACGTAGATGTTCTTGCCCGGACTTCATTCCGGCTACTTTATCTGCAGCATTTGATGTTATTTCCATATTTATTTGCGGTTAAGTGTGTACATTGCGGTGAAAGTATGATATAATAAGAGAGTATCTCTGCGGAGGGACAGTATATTAATGAGTGGTGGCGTTACCTTTCATAGTTCTCATCCTATCAGCTATTCTTTCACTATCTGTTTCTATCTCATCTAAGATTATTTTCATGTAATGGGCCTTGACATCATCATTCACCTCTGAAGTAATCATAATATTAAAATCATCGAGGACATGAAATTTAGCATCAGCAAATGGTAACCAAGGAGTCATGATATAATGGTTATCCTCTTCAATCAATACCTTCATTGGTTCTTCTATACCAATATGTGCACCAGCAGATTCATCATCTAGATCATGTGTGTATGCAACTATAGTCTCACCAGAGATGAGTTTGAATAGTTTAACCGGTATATCTGAAAGTTCTTGGTAAGGTTTGTCGTTCATAATACTATTTATAACAATTTAATTTCGTGCATCTTAAATTTGAACCTTTCTTTAGAGTATATTTTGACGCGTTCCGCGGCATGGTTGAGTGTATAATTCTTATTAGATTTCCAATGTAGGTCATCTGCAATGTCATATATCTTAGTATCTAATGTAGATTTTCTTAATCCTCTACCAATAGATTGTAGTACCCTTATCTGAGATTTAGATGGAGAGGCAAATATAATATTATGTAGGTTAACTATATTGATACCGGTAGAGAATGTACCATAAGAACATACTAGTATAGCATTAGACTCTGATTCAGTTATAGCTCTTATCTCTTCACGCGTGTCCGCAGGTGTCTTACCACTGACATAGAATACTTTTCTCTTATCATCTACTGCATCATTGATTGATCTAAACAAAGGTTCACCATGCTTCTCCACATATTGAAACAATACTAATGTGTTACCCTTTAGATCTATGGCAAGATTACGTATAAAATTATTTCGCTTTTGACTTGTAACAATCCAATCCACCTCGTCTTGATACTTCATCTTACACACTTCTTTGCAATCTTCTTCTTTGTGTTTAAGCAATAGTATATCGATTGATATGTTAGCAAGATCTCCACGGTCAATGAGTTCTTTACTTGTTGTGATATTAATATGTGGTCCAAACAAACCTTCTAAAACTAATTTATGTGTTTGTGTACCATCTAGTGTACCTGTTAAACCATACCTATAATTTGCATTCGAACACTTCGTCAATATGCTTGTTAATGACTTGGCTTTAAATCCGTGTGCCTCATCACCTATAACCATACCGAACTGTTGGAAATATCCTTTTTGCATTTTGTATATAGACTGCCATGTAGAGACATAGATCTTTTTAGTCTTATGCCCTTTATCTTTACCAGCCATAATCTCATGACACATATTCTCTGCATCAAACATTGCATCATTCTCTGAGTACTTAGCAAAGTCACCCACCATTTGTTTAACAAGACTTGTGGTAGGTACAATCAATAATACCTTATCAGCGATATGATCATAGTTAGAGTCTAAGTAGTATCTCATCATAAGATATATTATATAAGATTTACCTGAGGCTGTAGGACTTACCATCAACGCTCGTTTATTTTCTAAGCCATGTTTTACTGCAGCTAACTGGTAATCTCTTGGAGGGAATGGTAATGCAAACTCATCTATAAAAGACATATCAACTTCTTGATGTGCACCAGGAAGGTTAGCCTCAGACTTAAATATGTCATGAGGTAGAATTTCTATTTGTATATTTCGCTCTGCACAGAATGCACAGATATGTTTGTATAGACCACTGTATATAGATTGGTCACGTAGGTTGAGTAGTCTTAGTTTACCATCCCATAGTTTGTTACGGAATTGAGGCATGAACTTATAGCCAGGGACAAAGAATGTAAAGTACTCTGCTAGCTCGTGTATGATACCTTTATCATCACAATCAACATACATATAGGCAGCATCTTTAGTCTGTACCGTTAATTTTTCTATCATACACCTGCTTCAAAACTTCTCCATTTTATAATGTTACCAATGTTCTGATGGCGCCATCTTATAGTACCCATAATCTCTTCTAGTGTTTCTAATAGAATTTTTTGTATCTCCATTAAGGCTTGCACTCGTTGTATGTCTGTATCAGCATCATAGTAATAATTCATATCACCTTTAAGTGGTTTATTCAATCCACCAAATGGATCATACTGCCACTTAAATGTATCAATCTGTTCTTTAGATAACTTACCATTATAATAAAGCCATTTGTCTTTAAGTAATGTTTTATACTCCAGCTCTATTTTCTTCTTACCCATCTTAGCGACGGTGGTTAGTTCTAGATACTTACTATGTATACGCGCCATGCGTATTGTAGTTTCATCTAATTTTAGATCATCGATGACTCCATCAACTTTCCACATTTCAAGTACTTGTTCTATATTCATAATGCCTCAGATATATTTATAATAGTTATATTATATCATAGTTTAGCTCAATTGTACATCTAATCCTGTATTAATATCATGTATCCAAGGGAATACTTTTTGTGAATCGCAACCTCTTCTTAAATCGATTGCGGTTAGATCTTCTTTTAATTTAGCTAATTTTGCATAATCAACTTGTGTGTTATCTAGTGACTTCTCATATCCTTTAAAGATATCGAGATCTTCTTTGTAATGAAAACCTTCATCTAGTGCTTTATATAATCTTGCAAAGTCTTCTTTAAAAAATCCTTTAGGGAATATATCAGGTGCCATATGAAATGGCCACACCACGAAGTTAGCCGATACGTATGTATAAGAATAATTATTAAGTAACTCTACTAAGTCAGGCATTTGTTTTATTGATAGAGCATTGATTGTCATATGTATTTCAGGTACAACAAAATCGTATTGTTTTAATGTTTCATAGTTTCTTAGCCACTCATCCATGTGACCACCCCATCGAATATATTCGAATGAATCACCCCATGAATCAATAGAACATACAATACGTACTCTACCTATATGATTTGTAGCTTCTAACAATCTTAATCTATCTAATATCTCAACAAATTTTTTAGTACGAACCTTTAGGTTTGTGAATATACTTAATTCACAATTAGGCATTGGGTGGTCCTCAAAAAAATCTAAATTCTGTTCTAGCTCCGGCTGATAGAAAGGTTCTCCACCAAGTATATTATATTTAACTAACCCTTGATGATTGTCTTCCATCCATTCCCAAAACTCTGCCAGTATTCTTTTATAATTATTCTTATCAGATAGAAACTCTTTAGCCCATGGCATTATATCTGTTTCCAAACCGAATTTTTTATGTTCAGCTTCCCATGTTGAACTATATTCAGGGCTGCAATATACACACGCTTGATTACATAAATTACTGAAATATACTTCTAACATTGTACAAGAATTTGTACTAAAATGTTCAGTTTTGGGGGAATTATTCGATTGCATTCTATCAGAAATCCCACCAGCATCTTCTATCTTATGGCAGTACTCACAACCATTTTTAGGCCATACACCAGCCAGCATTTCCTTTCTAGTTTTTACTTTTACAGGTGTATTATGAAAATCTTTAAAGTCTATAATTTCATCTGAATCGGTACGATGACACCCATTAGTTGTACCTTCGCTTAAACGTATAGTACTCCACCCAAATTTCAAGGCGCAGGTAGGATCTTTAAGACCTGTGTGTTTACTCCAATTACTCTCTGGCATAGATATATTTATATTAGTTTGTATATATGCTGTAAGGCAGTGACTGTATCTAGAATTATTAATCCTGGATGCATCCTGAACTCTTGGAATTCAGCCCAGCTAATAGTCTCTGAATCCTCATGGATATCATTAGGTACATCGTTATTTCTCCATATACCTATACCTGTCTCTCTATCTATAATGAAATATTCTTTCTGTAATTTTAGTATATCGAATGTAGCTCTCCAACTTGTACCACAACGTGGCGCATTGTTTTTCTGAAGATCAGGCATTGGCCATACAGCTTGACTTTCTCCGGGTGGTAACATATCATGTAATACTATAATCCCATTTGGTCTTAAAACTTTAACTGCGTTTTGAAAGTCTTGCCATACTTGTGTATGTTCATGCAACCCATCAATAAAGATCACATCATACTTCATTAGGTTAACTTTAAAGAATTCATCTGAGGTCATACGAAGTGTACCACCAGAATTAGGATCTATTCCTACCTTATTACGTATTTTAATTTTATCGAAACAATCATTCTGAGCACAACCTATTTCTAAATAGTCTTTAGCATTAATAGATTGGATTGTATGATTGATAATATCGTGGCGACTGAGCATAATATAGAGGTTTCATTTTATACAAATTGGTAATATGAATATTTAAAAGATACAACTGCTGTAAGATATTCTACATCAGTTGTTGTGATATCAAATGGTAGGGACGAAATCATTGTCGGGTAAGCGTCCACAAATTTGATTTGTTTTGTGACATTGTTTGCTGAATTCATAATAGTAAGCGTCAAGTCACGTGTATGATTAGTAGCTGTATGATTATCTTCTACATTATTCTTTATCCAATCAAATATCTCTTTATAGTTTAGAAGATCCTCATCAATTAGATAAGATATTTCGAATGCGCCAAATTGTATTTTATCTGAGGCCATTGCAACATCAATTTGTTTGAAATTTAATACTGCTCCATCCGCAGATACATCTGGGAGGATCATTGTTTGAATCGTAAATTCTGCACCAGAATAGGTTTGACTATCTAGGGTTAAAACGAACGATGATGGGTTAAGAAAGTTTGGCATACTTATATTTATACGTAAAAAAACCCCCAATGAAGGGGGTTTAGTTGTATATTTAGAAAATTACAGGTTAGTAACCTTACGTTTTCTGTAGTATACGTTCGCACCAGCACCAGCTGTGACAAAAGGATTGTCAGCAATACCGTAACGAGTTTTGAATCCGATCCTTGGTTGGAAATCATTCTCACCAATTGTCTTCATCATGCTTAATGGAACATATGGGCAATAGAACATTCCAGCGTCATAAGGGTTTGCACCTTTATAACCAACTGTAAAGTAATCTACTGCAGCATATGGATCAATGTAAACAGCCATGTTGCCGTTTAAAGTACCAGCTCTAAGTGAACCAGTTACGTCAGAATCCATAGCTTGAGCACCTAATGCACCCAATCCAGTATCCATAACGCCAGCAGCATTTAATGCAGCAGCAACATTGTTAGATACCATTACCCAGTTACCCTTACCGCGACGAGTGTCAACAGCAATTTTGTTAGCTTCATGCTCAATTGCTTGAACAAGTGCCTTGTAACGCTCAATTGACCAACGAGCACCACCATTATCAGCAGCATTAGTTGCATTCCATGTACCAGCAGAAGCACCACGAGTAGATGTAACAGAATTAACGTTACATAGACGGATGATTTCACGGTTCATTTCAGCAAGAATTTCTGTTGAAAGGATATTCGCTAGTTCTGTCTCAGCAGAAAGACCATGAATCGCTTTAAGGTCTTGTGCTAATTCAGTAGTGTACTCAGCTTTAAGAGCACGAGACTTTGCAGTCACAGTAGTCTTATCGATTGAGAACGCCATCTCAGGGATAGCAGGTGAACCACTAGTTCCTTGAGCTTCAGC